GATTGCATACTCTATCGCATGGGTAGACACCCGAACCGGCGTATAGCCTTGAAGCCGCCATACAACCTTATCGCTTCCAAGGAAGAACACAGAGTTATCCGCCTTGCACATTGCAGCGGGGCCAGAAACACCTGTTTCTATCGTGCTACGGCGGGAGAACGTAAACGTAGCGTCACCGGAGTTATACCAAACCTCGACGGTTTCTACGCCACCTAGCAGCAATTCTTGATGGTCAACAATCAGGCTAACCAGGTTATCCGGAGAAGTCTCGGCGGAAGCAAAATCAGCCCCGTCCCAAGTCGTCCCGTCCGTGGAAATCCAGAATCGTTGCGTGCCGCCCTCGATCACGATAAACGTATTGTCCAGCAGGTCGCAGCGCAGCGGGTTAGGCGGGAAGTCGGCGTCAGCAATCTGCGCGAACGTGGAACTGGAATAAGTAAACGTGTAACCGTCCTGTCCGTCCACGATCAACAGAACAAGCCCATTGGTTGCCATCGAGACATAACCGACAAACGTATTCAGCGTTCCCAACTCAGTAGAGTTGTAGTTTGAATCCATCGAGTAAAGTTTGTCGCCGCTTACCCAATATGCTGTTCCGTCATACTCGAAGCAACCACGCACTTGCGATGCCGCAGCCAATGTTTCCCGTGAAACAGTCCCCGGCGTGCCGAAAAGGGCGAGCACGCTCTTGCTGTTTCCCGGCTCTACTTCGGGATACAGGTTTATGCAAGCACTGCCATTTACGTTTATACTCCTAGCTGAGTATGCGTCACCTACAAATGGAAATTTCATAAGGAGCCTCCATGAAGTTGCTTTGGAAACCCGTTAAATGTTATGAATCCTTTTATGAAGTAAATAATTATGGATTGATAAAAAGAGTTCTTGCTGGACAGGGTGCAAGGGCTAATAGAGAAGTTAAAAGTTTTGTCGGGACTGATGGATATAAAACTATTAGACTTTCTAAAAATGGAGGCCCTAAAACGCTTAGAATTCATAGAATAGTAGCGGAAGCATTTATAGGGAATATTCCGCAAACTTATGAAGTAAATCATAAGGATGGAAACAAGCAAAACAACCATGTTTCTAACCTTGAGATTGTTACTAGGAGAGAAAACCTGATTCATTCTTACGCTTATCTCGGCAGAAAAAACAACCCACCAAAAGGCTCTAAAAATAAATTTGCAAAACTCACAGAAAATGATGTGAAATTTATTAAGACACATACCCCATCCTATGGGGTTGGAGCAAAACTTGCCCGTCAATTCGGCGTTAGCCGAACTGTAATTTGCAACGTATTTAAGGGCAGGTCTTGGGTTCATGTTTAAATCTAACCCGCGTATATGTTCCAGACGTAAGAAGTATTCATAACTCCAACCTCGGTTTGCAGCACTCCGTTCGGCGCGTTCAGCGTCTTTAGCCAACGGCGGTAATTCGCGGCTTGTTGCCTTACGCTCGGCGGCGCTTCATGCCCGTATTCAGGCGCAAGGCGTTCAGCCAAGGTAAACTCGATGACGCCCTGATAGCCGGGAGGCAATGACAGGCTTGTAGTCAGATCATCAAACTGTTGCAGAATCTTGCGGCTGCACAGGTGAAACGTCAGCCCAGCATACGGCTCGCAATCAAAGGTAATCGTGCCAGTCGGATACGCGGTATCGTAGTAAACCCATGAAGGCATCGTAACAACACCCGGAACAGGAATTCCCACGATAGCCGGTTGATTAACGATCTTCACCGGATAACGAATACCTGCGTTTTCGATGTAGCAGCTGTTTTCCAGAGAGATAGGTCTGTCCGTGTCGAAGTCGGCACCGGAGCCTATCGTGTAGGAACGCTGCCCCTCCACTAGAGGGAAATCCTCGTCGATAATGTTGTAAATCATCAACCGTTGCAGGTTGAACGATTCCATCATTTCATTGAGCGCATACAACCCGTCCGAGGCATCTTCGGCGCTTAGCGTCTGCCCTACCTCATAGTCGCCATTCAACCTCATGGCGCGGGTAATCATTTGGAGTGCGGTTGGCATGGTTATACCTATAATCAGGTTATGTCATTGCGTTTTCATGGTAGGGTTATGCCGTATCGGGTAGCGTTTAGCGCCTCTAATGCCGTTGTATTTACGTCCGATATATAAGAGTCCCAAATATAAATATTTCCAATATATCCATTAAAGAAATTAGGAAATGCAAAATTTGGGTCTGCATCATCAACCCCGACTGCTAACGCTGCGGATATAGATTGCACGGAACCATCACTTGCAACGGACACATCAGCAGCAACACCATTTATGCGAATGCTTCGTTGTCCGTCTGTAAACCTCACGATAATTATGTTTTCGTTTTCACCGATATTCGGCGGGGGGTTTTGCGATGTGATTTCCAAATACTCAGTGTCGAAATCGTCGCTTGTAGCCAGTGCGCTAATCGCAGTAAGCGCAGAATCAAAACTAACTGAAAAACAATGTCCGTCCGGGTCTTGCTGATTGTTTATGCCGGTTATTCCCATGCCGCCTAAGGCAGTTGTGCCCTTTATTACCATTGCAATCGTGTATTCACCGGACGCAAGAGTGACTGATGGGGTAGTCAAATATATTTCACTTGCACTAGCAAACTCGAAAGCTGGAACATCGCCAAAAACGGAAGCCGTGAAAACCGGCCTGCGCCCTGCGGTAGCTTGTGAAAAAACGGCAGGCCCGCCACTATATTGAGACACCGTGCCAGCGACTCCATTATTCAATCCAGTTACAGCGTCGTAGGTATAAACAACGCCACCTATCGTTGCGAAAGGCTGGCCGAGATAAGCAGCACTCGGCGCGTATTGATCCATCGCCACCACCGCCCCCGGCACCAAGTCCAGCGGGCCTTCGTAGGAAGGCGCAGAACCAGAAATAGTTTGCCCTACAGAGCCAAATTTCCGAATCAGGATGTTTTGAATTGACTTGAGCATTACGCAGCCTTTAGCTTGTAAGTTGTCCCTTTTTTCTCAGCGAACCACTCACCGTCCCAAGTCTTGATTCCGGTATGCGTCAGTTTTAATCCTTCCAGCGCGTAAACCTTGAATCCCGCTTCACGCACCAGATGACAGAATCTAACGTCCTCTGACTTGAACGAAACGCCATCCATGCCTGATGGAAAGAAATCGTGCATTAGCCCGTGTTCCGTGTCCTGAAACTTAGGCACCGTTTCTGCCAATTTCTCGAATACCTTGCGGCGGATACGCATAAAGCCTGTTGGTGCGAACATGCACTCCACCAAGCGTCCGCGCTTCACATACGGCATGATTGGCGCGACAGGATAGTGTTCCTCGTCCTTCTTGAACGGGTAAACCCCTGCTACTACGTCAGCATCAATCTTCATCAATGCCTGGAAATCTTCCGCAGAGAAGCCTACGTCATAGTCAATCATCACCATGTCCGTAGCGTCCTTGATTGACAGGAAACGCTCTGCCATGAGCGAACGCGCATGACCGATGAACGGGTCGTATGGAATTACATCAAGACAGATCGGAAACCTGTCTTTACCTGCCGCGTAGCCGACATTGAACAAACCACCTACAGTCTGATAGTTAATCTGTCCGTTATAGGTCGGCAATCCGATGTAAATCACGCTGCGCTCCTTGAGAGTTTGAGTTGTTCAGCCATTTGCTCGACCATTTTTATAGAATCGGCAGCACTATCAATGGTCTTTTTGTCTATGAGATATTGATGGTAGTTGCCTTCATACTTGGTCAGCCCGTAGTGGTTAATCTTCACATGCGGGTCTAGCCACAATTCAATTCCCATATCAATGCAGCGACGGGAGAAAGCCATGTCCTGCGAGTGCATGATGCCATCGTATTTGATGCGCTCGTAGAACGTGGTCATTTCGCCTTCCGGCTCCGTGCATCTTGCGTCCTTGTAGTGTTCGTGGAACTGGATGAGCGGTTCTTTTTTGAATCGGATGAATCCAGCCGCCAGGCGAGAGGCCGATATAAGGCACGTTCCGTCTTGGAATAACTTTCCTTTTGGGATGCCCGTTTCAGGGTCACGGTTGATGCTCCCTACGTAGTCATGCCATTTGTGTTTCATGCGATACGTGCCGCCGACAATCCCCTCAGGGTGCATCAGCAGCCTGACTACGCCTTCCGGCTCCCACTCCGTATCCGCATCAATCATCAACAGGTCAGTGCATTCGTCCTGTTTTATGAACTTTGTCAGGGTATCGTTAATCGCCCTTTCCACATGAAAATCGCCAGCCCGTTGCCAGTAGTCCCACTTGATGCCAAGTT